GAATCTTTTATAACGTTTACATTTATACACTTATTAAGCTCTGCCATAAAATTTTCAATCCAGGTATATACATGGCTTGCAACCAACTCAAGATTAAGTGAAGCCGTTGCATAATTTCCTTTTGTATTACCATCAAGACTGGCAGAACTTATACCTAAATCTGCCGGAACGTTATTTTTTATAGATGCTTCATTTTTTTCATCAAAAATTCCAATGTCAACTTCCATTTTATCAAGTTTTGTTCCACTGGCGAGAGAAAAGAATGATATACCAGATTGACTCTTACGATTAATTACAGCATCCTTTACCTTTTCATGTTGATCTTTTTGCTGATCTTTTGAGAGAGAAGAAGTTCCTTTTTCTTTTCCCTCTGGGAATGTCATATATATAATTTGATTATTTATATTATCCAATACTGTACGTTTGGTGTTTATAAAATATTCAGCATATAAAATATCATCAAATGCCGTCACCGCCATCGGAACACCCCAAGGTTGATTAATCGCTGCATTTACTTTTGTAACAATCGTTTTCGTATCATCCAGCACAAGCCAAGGATTATTAAGATCGTGCTTGTTCCATCCATCACGAATTTCCTTTGGCATAGCTTGTAATCTGGCTTTCCTTTCTTTTTCTGTGAACTGCTCAAAATA